ATGTACACATAGCCGATGCCCTGCGCCTGATAGAGTTCAACCTCATCCGTGGCTACGATGGTCTGTCCGGCAGGGAAGTTCACCTTAGCCGACAGCGCCCCCGTGTCCGGGTTGTAGGAGTACAGGCCGTCAGAGACGACAAGGATAATGAGTTCAGTCCCGGTAGCCGTAGTGTAGGTGCAAGTCCCGTAGATGGGCTGTCCGACCAACGCGCCAGTCGTGAGGCGTTCAGCACCCTTGCGGACGCTGGCCACCCCACGATCCATCCTGATGTTCTGGGCCTTGGAGACGAAGTTCTTTCCCAGATTGACCGGGTTGTCCCGAGAGTTCAAGCCGATGAACCCTTCGTCACCATCGACTGCGTACTCTCTGGCTGGCATTACTTACCCGTGACGGAGTGCCAGATGGCGAGGAGTTTAGCGGAGTACCGAGCGCCGACATAAACGCCGCCAAGGAAGGACAGGGAGAGGAGGAGCAAAGTGAGCATATTATTCGGTTTCTGGGACGACCTCTACCTTGATGAGAGGGCCGAGGTTCACGGGGGTCTGTGCCTTGTCGAAGGTAACGAGGATTTCGGACTCGCTCATCGTGACGGCCTGAGAGCCGTTGAACGCAGGGAAGATGGCAGACAGGACAGCCGGAGGGCAGACCGATGTGTCCAGTTTACCCAGCAGATAGGTGATGCGGTAGGTGGTCATTAGTCAGCGAACTCGAAGTGAAGGTTGTAGATTGATTGTGCGGCAGCGGTTCCCGTGATGATGGCGGCGTTATGGGCTTCGTTGACGACATAACTTGCATCATTTCCAGCACTCCCAGTAGGCCCAGCGGAGGTCGTGGCTTCAAGCACATCATTGACGAACAGGGAGACGCTCCCATTCCCGTTAGAGGTGATACGAATATCAATGGTATTCGGAACAGTAGGGACGATACTGGAGGTGGTCGTTACCGCCGTCAGAGTCGTGCCGTTGTGGACAATCAACTCAAGGGCGTTTGAGGCAGCCTGTCTGATGCCTACGCTACGCACAGTAGGGTCGCCGCCCACAAATGTGTTCTTACCAAAAGTAACTCGTGAGATGCTGTTGGAGTCGCTGGCAGTAGAGTTGCGACTGTAACGGAATGTCGCCGTGAAAGGCTTTGACCAATTCCAAGATCCGTTTCCTCGATTGATGCCACGCTGGGCGGAAGGGAAACCTATAAATCCACAGCCATAACCTACTGCACTAGTAGGTGCGGAAACTTGATGGCCGCCAGCATTCACGCCCGCTTGAGCGCCCGTCCCAGATGTCGAAGCAATCATAGTAATAAACTGCACGAACGAATGACCAGACTTCTTGTCTGACCAATAGTTCGCCGCAGGGGTCATCAACTTCGTAGTCGATGTTCCAGCAATAGCCTCTGCGTTCGTAGCGATATCAGCCGCCTTCAGAGCCAGCGGGTCTGTCTCGACTGTGATTCCGTCAATCCCGCCGATGATAGAGATAGCCATTAGACGAGGGCCACAGCGATGTGGACAGGGGTGGAGGCAGCACTGGCGATAGCCCGGACTGCACCATTGTAGTTCTCGATGCTAATGCTCTGGTTCGGCATCAGGATGATCCCGCTAGCGCCAGTCGTGGCGAAGATGACCTCCAGAGTTGCCGTGGTGCTTTGGTTCTGCACCAAGAGCATCACCCGCTTGTCGTAGGAGTTCGTGGTTTCTGCCAGAATCTGCGAGGCAGATGTGCCGACAGTCACATCCGTATGAGTGAACGAATGTGTGAATGGGGTGGAGAATGCGATATTAGCCATTGGTTTGATTAGTAAGTGCGGTTCATATTCAGCCGGTTGACCTGTTTCTGCTGGCGCAGGACGATGTCAATGGCTTCGGTGAGAGTGTTCTGGGCTTCGACTTCAGCGACCTGGGCGGCTTCCAACTGCAACTCAGACTTGAGCCAGTCAGAGAAAGCGCCACGGGCAGCGTAGGAAGCGAAAAGATATGGGATCTGTACGATCTGCCACTTCGCAGGATGTGTCGAAGGGGATTGACCAGCCGTAGTAGCCTCCAGGCAGTTGTAGAAGTTTCCGTAGTGAGGCTTACCCGCTACCGGGGTATAAGTGCCAGTGTTGCTTCCGCTGTCGAAATAGATTTGAGCGCCAACAGAATAGGCAACGGCGGGAGCATACAGATCGCCAACCAGTTCAGGGCGCTTAGTGCGATATTCGGCATAAACAGTGCCTGGGTCTGTAGGCATCACCAGTTTCTGGACTGTGCCGTTGTCGTAGATTCGGAACGACAGGGCAGCAGCCCGTGTGCTGACCAGGGGGTCTCGGTCATAGCAGTTCAGGATCTCTCCAGCATCAGCCGGGATAGCAGCAGTAACAAGTCCATTGCCGTCATTTGTGACAGTCAGTTGGACTACACGAAGTAAATCAGGCCAGTCTTGGGACTCCCAGGCGTGGCGAACACGCTCGTTGATGAAGTCACGGAACTGGGCGAATGTCTCCTCAGAGACGATATGCCTGTCCTGCCCGGAGTACTGAAGGGCGTTGAACAGGATGGGGGAAAAGTGGGTGGTTCTCATTATGTGAGAAAGCCGTCTGCCGTGAAGATCGCACCATTGACAGTAGTGCGCTTAACTCGGTTGGTCACGGCGACCTCCGGGTTGTGCTTGATATAGTCGTCCATAAACTCCTTGTCATTCCAGCACTCGTAGCCAAGGCGTTGTCCCCAATAATGAAAAGCAGAAAGGGGAATCTGGGCTTTTAGTTCCCCGACCCCCTCGATGCTTTGTGCCGCATTGCTATGACGGAAAGCCGCCATAGACTTAGCCTGCGTATAAGCAGCAGCCTCCTGCATCCTCCAGCCCGTCAGAAGTTCCCGTTCGACCTGCTTGCGCATATCGGCGGGGATTGCTTCCGACAGAGACTGGATGATGTCAGACAAGACTGTCTGATTAGGCGGTGAAGTCGAACTTACCGAACGCCAGCGGGTTGTGGATGCAGAGACCCGCAACCGCTTCGATCAGGCGAGCAGGGCCACCACCATTGTCCGTGAGTTCGGAAACGCCAGCGACATTGCCGCCGTAGCGCACTTCGACCATATCGAACGGGATGATGTAGCCGCTGAAGTTGTTCTTCAGGAACAGGGACGGGTGGAGGCGGATGCGTCCGAAGTCGCCTTCAAACACATCGACGGCAGAGACATACGAAGAGGCATCAGCATCACGATTAAATGTGCGGATGCTCTGGTACTGGTTTGTGCCGGAGGCTGTGGTCGTGAAGACGAGGTTGGTAAACGCACGCTTCAGGGTCGGGCCAACGAGGCAGTCGTAGTCCTTGAACTGACCAGTCTGGCTGTAGATTCCAGTCAGGATGTCCTGAACGACAGTCTCAGTGAGGGCGGCAGTGCCGACAGTCGAGATCTGCGAGGCAGACGGGCAGAAGGCGGAGGCAGCAGCCGGGAGGTCAACAGTGTCGATGTTGGCGGCGGCGACGATCCACTTGTCAAGACCACGAGTGCGGTATCCGACTGTGCCGTTATCGACCTGGGCGGTCTGATTGCTGCACATCGCCACTTCCATATCACGCTTGATGAGGGTGATGGCCTTGGAGACATTGTTGGCGAGTTCGTCACGGACACCAGCGATGTTAGTGACATCCTGGGTGAGTTTCGAGACACGAACAGCCTTGCGGAAGATCTGAATACGATTGCTCAGTTCGACACGGAACTGGGTCGTACCATCATTCACGAAGTTGGTCGTACCAGTAGCAGGATCGACATCAGTGCCGTCAACCACGGGGGTCGGGGCAGTTGTCGAGGGAAGGCGGTCAGCCTGCCAGCGGAAGATTGTGTTGCCGGGCGAGGAAGCCTTCTTCGCCATCGAGGTGAAGGGGGTGTCCTTCGCATCGACCATAGCGATGAGGTTGGCGAGATCTTCACGCTTACCAGCGTTGACGATATTGCGTTCAAGTAGGGAGGGCATAGGTATAGGGTATTAGGGGGGGATTAGATGAAACCTTTCGACAGCAAGACTTTGGCGAGGTCATCTGCGGAGGTCGTCTTTGCGAAACGACTTACAGCCTGCTTTGCGCCTGCTTCGGTAGCGCTTTGCTTGGCTGGGCTGACAGTGGGACGAATCGCTTGTGCTGGTACTTTGCTCGTCTGAGTAGGCTTCTTAGCCATAGAGGCTTCCCGCACAGCAGCGCCACGGATGTAATCTCCGATGAACATCTGCCAGTCAGGGAACTTCTTCAGTTGAGGGAAAGTACGAAGGATATGTTGAGCCTGCTGGTATTCCTTGGATTGGGGAGTCTTCCACCACGGATAGGTTGCTTCAGCAATAGGCTTGATCTTGCTCTCGGCATCGATGCGACCCATCTGCTTAGGCAGGTGATCTTCGATAGCCTTGGTGGCATTGACCAGCATACGCCGGACATCTTCCGGGCCGTACTCACTATCTCCAAGGACGAAACCATCAGGATTCTCCATACACTTATAGCGGAGCCAACGGGCTTGCTCGATCTCCTTGTCCACCTCAGCCTTTGATTTTAACGAGGAAAATGGGTTTTCGTCATCAATGACACCCTTCTCGCTCAATTGCTGGGACTCGGCTACCTGCTGCTTCAGCACTTCAACTTCCTTGCGGAGGTTCTCGGCTTCCTCTTCAGCCTGCTTTCGCTTGGCTGTGAGTTTGTCGATGCGCTTCTGCACGCCCTTTGACAGACTGCCGTCTGTGTCTTCGTCTTCTGCTTCCTGTGAATGAACTTCGTCGCCATCCTCAGCCTGGGGGACTTCCTCTGCTTCGGCTTCGATGGCCTCCGCCTGGTCGTCCTTGACTTCCGTCTGGGCTTCACCCTCGCTAACGGCCTCGGGTTCTACCGCCTGCTCGTCATCGGCGAACAGGGTCTCACGCAGTTTAAGCGCAAGCGATTCTTCGTTTAAGCCAGAAGAATTGGCGTTTGACTGTACCTCGATGTTGTTTTGAGCCGGATCGATATCGGCATTAGGGTTTTCTGACATAACAGGGAATATGCTCCCAGGGGCGTATGGGGATTAACCCACGAAATCAATGGTAGTCAAAGGCTCCGGCGGCGCTTTGTAACTTTTGGCAACTTCCTTAACGGCTCACGACCCGTACTTGCCTTCTTTTGCTTCTTGCTGCTCGGATAGTAGTAGATCTCGGAAGTCTTTAAGGGCTTCTGCTCTGCCGCAGGCGTGAACACGCTTTTCGCCTTCGATTGAATAAGAAATAGCCCGATCAACTTCCGCTTCAATGCTCCCATTGAGGTAAGCAAGTACTGCATCAAAAACTTCATTAGTATCGAAGGATAGTGTGGTTTTGTGTTCTTTTAGGTTTTTAGCCATTAGAATTGAGGCATCTGCTGAGCGCCCTGTTGACCTTGCGCCTGTTGATCCTGCATAAATTTATCAGACACAGGGGTAACTCCAAAGCGTCCGATTGTCTTGTTTTCCTGCTGGGATACAGACATCTGTAGGTTCTGCATATAGTTCTGAAGAAGCGCCTGGAATTGCTGGTCTCCCTGAGCAGCCTGTTGAGCCTTCGGGTTCTTAGAGAGGATATCCTGGGCGTACTGCAACTTAGATTTAGCAGCCGGGTCGTTTTCGACATATTGCGGCTCCATACCAGCCATCATCTTGGCGATGTCGTTCTGGACACCCTCATACATCTTCTGAGAGGCAGAAGCCTGATCCAGAAGGATATCCTTGGCGGCTTCGGGACTAATGGCCTCTATGAAGCGCTGGGTGAGTTTGTTTCGGTCAATGACACCACCAGCGTCAAGCGGAACAACAAAGGATGAGATGGCCTTGAGTTTCTCCATCACATAGTCCGTATCGAGTTCCTTGATGTTGTAGGAAACATTGAAGTCGTAGGTAGCGGTGATCTCCTGCGGCTGTAGGACAACAGGGACTCCGGCGACACGCTCGATCTCGCCGCCATCCATATACTGGATCGATAGGGAGACGATTTGCTTGAACACACGACCCCAGGCCGTAAGCCAGTTGTTGACGAGGAACTGCTGGGTTGTCTGTGTCTTGACGGGCGGGATGCTGGCGTGGTACAGGCCGAAATAAGCCGCATTCCGGGCTTCCACACGATCAATGAGGTTGAAGGCGAGTGCGGGATTTCCCTGAGGCGGCGAAAGGAATGTGTAGTCATCCGGAGTAGTCACGGGCAGCAAACCGCCAGGCTGGATGATGTTTTGAGTGCCAAGGCGCTTCTTGACCTTGATCGGAGGAAGGGTCTCAAAGGCCGTGCGGTCACGGATAGAGTCGTGCTGAGCCTTGATCTCCATCTGGTCGGTATAGGCAATCTCAGGGATACCACGGGACTCGATGATGGAGCGGCGCAGGCGCTCACGGCGGAACTCGATGAACGGATATTGCCCGTGAGCGTAGTCTAGGACATCGTGCTTAGCGTACAGGCTTTCTTGGACTTGAGGGCAGAATACTGTGTAGTAGATGCACGGAATGCCGTCCTCGTTGATCTGGCGTGTATAAGCGTAGATGATCTCAACCAGGTTGTCCGCACGATTGATCGTGTTAGTGACATTGGTAGTAGTCGGGACAAGGTTAGGATCAGCGTACCAAGAGGACTTGCCAGCACAGTTAGCGGCTTCCTCGACAAAGGCAGCATCCCAGCCATCGGTTTCGATCAGTTCACGCATCTCCACCTCGGTCATAAAGGTGCGGCGGAAGATGACACGGGCATCCTGAAGATCGAGAGTTTCTGGAGGGAAGCAGATCTCATCGAACGGCTTCAGGGCGGCGACAGCCGGAGCATTGCTTACGGCGTATTGCTCTCGGTAGGTTGAAGCGCCAGTAGACAAGAGTTCTTCAGCGATGCGCCTGGCTTCAGTCTCGGGGCAACTGAGGGCGTTAGCCAAGATGTTACAGGTCAGGTCACTAGCGCCCGTGCGGTTCAGTTCCTTGATGGCTTCTGCGGCAATGACATCGCCATTGACGGCACGAAGTTCCAGTTCAGGAAGGGTGATAGTCACATTGCGGCTACCAAGTTTGCGCTCCCATCCGATATGGACGGCAGACCATCCGAACTGAAGGCTGTACTGCGCCCAGAGTTCGGCTTCACGCTCAAGTTCAGCACGCAGGCGGTTACTGACCATCCAGTTCGCCAGGTTCTGAATAGCGCCAGCCGTGCTGGTATCATTGGCTTCAGTGCCGGAAATACGCAGGCGAGCCAACTGCCACGAAGACACCAAAAGGACGACAAGTTCGTTGATTGTCTGATCGACCAGGCGGCAACGGACATCGGAAGCACCCTCAAACGGGAAGACAGACTCGCCTTCGTCCATCAAATGACTGTACTTCTTGCCATCGTCAGCCTGGCCTTGCCATCGAGCCAGACGAATGTCGTCATTGCTGTTCAGGCGAGCGACATTGCCGCCGTTATACAGGGAACGCTCAAGTTCGCTTTGAAGGTTGCCAATATCTGGCGTTGCTGAGGCAAAAGTCAGTTTGTCTCGCTGGGAGTCTCTGTCGAGCATACGGGGTGTGATTTAGATTCGATATATTGCAAAAGGGATGACTTGTGGAAGCGATGCTGTCCACCAAGGGTAGTATAACACCGGAGAATGCCAGATTTACGCAATTTGTCCAATTCACGGACATCAATACCAGTTAGGCGCTCTGCCATAGATCTGGAGAGCAGCATCGGGTAGTTATCAGGGCTTTCCATCAGTACGAGCCGCCCCCCTTGCACTTGAAAGCCTCAGGGGCATACTGTTCCGGTTGCATAACCGCCAAGTATCGCAGGCAGTCGATAGGGTCTTTTGAAGCGCCCTTTTCGCCATCTGCACCCGTCCATTCACGAAGGGAATAGATAAGGTTTTCACACTTTTTGGATATATACAGTTTCGGCTCATTAATCGGAGACAAAGGCTGACCTGGATCGTGCGCCAGGGCATCGTTGATTATCGCAACGCCTTCTTCGATACGGACACCTGCGGCTTGCTGGAAAAACATAGGATTTGGGTCTTCGTCCAAGAGTTCGATGAGGGAACTGCCTCCCTCCTTAGTTGCAGCCTGCGTAGCGCCTGCACGGGGGTCAATATACCGCTCTTCGATCACCTCGTCCCCTTCTAGTTCACGGATTAGTTCCTTGTACTCGACAAGACCCCTGCCACCACCTGCTCGCTGCGCAGGCCCGGCCTTCCCGTCCAGTTTAGTGTCCGGAAGCGCCCATTCCCCATAAGTCACATCAGGCCATTCCCGGTAGACATACCATTTTGTGTTTTCACCCTGACCTACCGCTCGTAGCCACACCATAAACCAGTTTCTTGCCCCGGCAGGGTCAACGACCATATAATTCGTACCTTCCTTTGGGATTTTGTCTGGATCGATCTCGTTTAGGTCGCCAAATCGAGGGAATTGCGCTCCGGCAAGGCCATCTGCCCATCCGTAGGCTCGGATTTTCTTCTCGTACTGGGTTTTGCCCTCCAAAGTACGGCAAAGTTCGTCAAAAGGGTTGTAAGGGTTGAATTGGGAGTGAAACCACATCACTCCAGCATCTTTTCCTCTGGATTTAGCCCTGTAAGGCATATGTCCGTGCGGAACACCAGGCGTATGCTGGATTTTCTGATCCAGAATGGTCGCAACCCGGCTTTCCAGCACCTTACAGCCAGAAATGTACTCCTTTACGACATTAGTATAGCCGGAAATCGGGGTAAAAGTGACAATAAGTTTACCACGGCGAGTAACAATTCGATAGCGGAGTGTTTCGATCCAATCCAAAGGGACAAGTTCGTCACACCAGATGATATCGCACTCGCCGCCTTCGATGACCCGTTTTTCCTGCGCATAATTCATAAAATAGCACTGGCTTCCGTTTGGGAAGATAAAAGTGCCATCAGAGAACCCGTTTTTCTGAGAATACTGAATGTTGGTAACCCGACCCTTCTTAAGACCTTTGTACTCCGGGGGGATGTACTTCCAGATGACATTCTGCTGCATCTGGATCGAGGACTGCGATGTCGTGTGAAGACACCACACACGGGCATTAGGCGTATTGACCATAGCAGCCACGATGCGTTTCGCCGCCCATTCTGTCTTGCCAGCACGATTGCCGCCCAGCACGCAGAGTTCCTGGTGCTTGGAAAGCAGCGAGTCAGCGTCTTTCCAATGAAATGGCTCGTATCCGTGGCGGTAGGGGTCTTGTTTCTCCGCTAAGATCTTCTCCTCCCGAATTCGTAGAATTCGGGCGACTTCGTCCGATCCCAGTTTTTCGACCAAAACCTTCAACTCTTCAGTCGAAGGCAACTTGATGACTGGATGCGGAGTCAGTTTCACCAGGCTTTACAAGACCAATATCGAGCCTTGGTTTTCGGGCCTGGTTTGGCGCACTTATGTCTGGCACGGAAAGACTTCCTGCGAGCAGGGTCGTTCTTCTTGATAGACATATTCGGGTCTCCGAAACGGACGATCTTGGTCTTTCCGCCAGCCTTCACATAGACGGCAGACTTCTTGGAAGCGCCGGGGGTACGGAAAGGTTTGTTGATGGAAACTTTACGGCCTTTGTAGTCTGCCATATCTCTTGATCCTTAGGAACATTACGGATTGTAGGTCGGATGCGTCTGGCTCCCACTCATCATCGTCATCGAGATTTAGTGGAAGCATAGGGATCACATTCCGCCCTTAGATCCCTTGTATCCTTTGAAACCAGCGCCACGATTCTTGCCGTGCATCGCCTTTTCAAAGCCTTCCATAGCGGAGTAGCCAGGCATCTTGTGTTCGCCTCGCTCCTTGCGCATACCCTCCTTTTTTTCGTGCTTCTTTCCGTGTTTCTTGGACTTCATAGTATGATCAGTTTTGCTAATGGGGGTTATAAGTCAAATGAAAAGTGGAGCCTTGGGTCGGAGTCGAACCGACAACCATCTGTTTACAAAACAGGCGCACTGCCATTGTGCTACCAAGGCGGAATTCAGGCTTCCCAGCGGGTCGAGCCTTCTGAGCCTTCAAGTAGCGCTCTTGCGCCGATGTTAAGAGCGCTTGAAAGCACCTCCTCAAACTCCTCTTCGGCCTTTCCGCTGCCAAAAGTGACCACTTTCCAGCGTTTGTTAGGGCTACGGATAATCATCACTCCCCTGTCGCAGTAGGGCTTGATCTTCAGGATAGCATCCATCACCGCACCCTCCATCTGATCGTCCAGGTGCTGGGTATAGTCCGGAACGGGCTTCTTCTTCCGGCTCCGCTTCTTCTTAGCCATTACCAGCGACCTCCAAACCGGGGGTGCTTGGCGGCGACCCACCTGACCCCGTCAGACCGCAGGGGTACGACCATCCCGACCACGAAGTTCTTACTGTCCCGAACCAACACATTCACCTGCTTCTTGGACTTGCCGTCCTCGATCTCGCACAGGATGATCCGCTGATTCCGGAACTTGCCCTTGACCACCCCAGTCTTCGGCTTCTCCTCGACAACCGCCTCCTTCAATTCCTCGACAACCTCGGCATCGATCCCGGTCTTACCACGCACAAACTCGATCCCCTCCTTCGTCCAGAAAATAGGCCACAGGTGCTTCGGCCCGTTCCTGGGCTTGCGCATCCAATGCTTACCCTCAAGAGCCGTTTCTCGCAGCACCTTCAGGTCATTCCTGTTCAATCCGGTAAGCCGGATAACCTCAGTCTCCTTGTAAATGTCTTCCATTCCTTAAGGATCTATAGGTTACCTTGACTTCGTCAATCTGGTTCCCCCAAGGATTCTCATTCCGCTCATTCACATTCGCTTCACAAGAACCCTTTCCCCCTCTGGGGGACTAAAGGGGGGAATGGGGGATTATTAAGGGGGGCGACAGCACACCTGTCAAGCCGATCAACGGCTCCGGGCCAGGGTATTAGACGGCCTAATGACCAGTACAAGCAGGGCTTATTGCAGAAAAAGTCCAGGTGGTGGAACCCGCTGGGGGAGACCCCCCCTCCCCCCCCTCCCCCTCCCCCCCCCGGGGGGTGTGGACAGGCTGGCGCACCGGGACAAAACGCCCAGCAAATCCGGGGTCGGCAATACCTGATTAAGTCACTAAGGATTGACCGGACACTATGGACTGCATAGCCCCAGTCCGCCGGTTTGTCCGCCGGTCTTGCCCGGCTGGACGGGTCACAGGGGGCAGGCTGGGGTCAGCGCCGGGGCGTTAATCCACCGGGACGGGCTGGGGGCGCTGGGGGGCGTTTTGAGCCGGGGTAGGCGCTGGGCAGGGGGTTGACTCTCCCGGGAGGGGAAGCCCGGCGCTAGGGGTCAGCGGGAGGGTTCGGCAGCGCACGCCGGGAGGGCGCTGAGAGCGCCGGAGTTAACCCCAAAATCAGTACGCGCAAAGGTTGCGACGGGAGCGCCGGAGGGGAGCGCCGGAGTTAGTCCTGGTTGTGATCTGCTGCGCCCGGTTTGCGGCAGGCGCTGGGAGGCGCTGGGAAGCGCTGGGGCGCTCCGGGCAGGCGCTGAGCCGCCCGCACCGGGAAGCCGGGCGCTGAGAGGCACGCAGGCACAAAAAAGCCCCGGTGCTGTCCCGGGGCTGTGTGTGTGCGCCTACCTACCTGCCTACCTACCTGCTAGCCCACAGCATAAAGCCGAAGACCACAGCGCCGAAGATGCTCCACACGATAGCGGCGGCGGCAAGGTATCCCAGCATTTCCCACAGCGCAAAGCCCCGGCGCTTCCCGGTGCGCTTAGCGAAGGGCGAGCGCTTAGCGCTGGGAAGGATTCGGGACGGGCGCAGGGTGCGCTCGCCGCCCAGCGGGTCGATATGCCAGTAAGCGTCTCCGGCGGCGACAGCGTCTTCAGCGTGCAGGTGAGTCACAGGCTTCCCATCTTTGCCCGGGAGGATGAAAAGCAGGTCGATAGACTTAGGGAGGTTGCCGGAAGTCTCCGGCGGGAGGTTTTCCGGCAAGCCGCCGGAGAGCGTGTGCGTGTTTTTCACAGGGAGAGACAGCGCTAAAAACCGGGGTCAGTCAACCCGCGAAAAATGCGGAGCGCCGGGGCGCTAGTTTGTGCGCTAACTCCGGCGCTGGGGTTTAGTCCAGGTTGTGATCTAGTCAGCGGCTAGCGCCGTGCCTGCCGGGTGCGAGCGCCTGCGCTGGGGCGCTGGGGCGGCGTGCCGCTCCGGGGCGGCGCTGTGCCTAGCCCGGGCGCTCCGGCGGCGCTGTGTGCGTGCGCTGTGCGCTGTGTGTGCGTGTGTACCTACCTACCTACCTACCTACCGGGACACAAAAAAGCCCCGGGGTCTCCGGGGCTGTGTGCGCTGGGCGCTGTGCGTTAAAGCGGAGTCAGTCCGCCGTAACAATTCAAACCCCTTCGCCGTAGCGCTCGCATATCAGCGGCGGCACGGCACAGGGATTCGTGCGCTTCCGCTTCCGCTATCATCCTAGCCCGGAAACGATATTCCCGGCTGAGCGCTTCCCGGTTGTCTACTGTGAAGGATTCGTTTGCGGCGGCTTGTAAGGCAGGCAGGCGCTCAAGTGAGCGCTGAGCCTGCGCCCAGTAATGAGCGGCCTTTTCTTCCAGCGTGATAGGTTCGGCGCTCATCCGTTAATCTCCTTTTCCAGCGCCGCCGTGTAGCGCTCAAGTTTGCCGACAATCGCCCGGAGGTCTCCCACCTTTTCGCCCAGCGTGTCGATATCGTGCGGAGCGCAACGGGCGTGAATTGCTTCCCGGTGTGCGCAATCCAACTGAGCGAATTGCTCCCTGTAGTTTGCGAGCGCCTGCCGGGCAATGGCTAGGCGCTGTGCCGGACTGGGGCGGTCACTCACAGCGCACCCCCTTTCGTTTCCTGCGCTCCGGCGTTTGCGCCTGTCCCGTGGAAGCGGAAACCGATTAGGACGGAGCGCCGGGGGTTAGCGCACAAGCGGCAGGTAGCGCAAGAGACTAGATCTCTAGTCTGTGCCGGGCATACGATACCTTTGCGCCCTTCCGGCGTGTGAAAGGTTTCCGGGGTGGACTGGGCAACAGTCACACACACGGGCAACCCGGTAGCGGCGAGCGTATCGGCGTGCGCAAGGTTGTTTGCGCTGAGGTTAATCGTGAACCCTACCGCAAAGGCGTACCGAATTGCTTCCAAGTTTGCGGCGGCGATGCGCTTGCGCTGTAGCGGCGAACCTGCCGGGACATCAGCGGCACGCACGGGCTTGTGCGTGTATGTGAATCCCCTGCGCCCGGAAGCGGCGGAGACTTCGGCGAGCGCTTTAAGTTTCGCCCGGTCAACCCGGTTGCCTTTGCCGGGCAGGTCTCCGGCTTGATTGTGCCGCCACACGGGAGCGGGGTTGCGCTTCAGCGCCTCAGCGAGCGAGCGCAGGAAAGCGGCGAAAGGCTCGCCCAGTTTCCCGGCGCTAACCTTGCGCCAAAACATCCCGAGAAAGGAATACTTGGCATAGCAGGTTTTGCGCAGGGGGCAGGCGCTGGGGCAGGTTTCGGCGCTAGTGGTCGTTACGACTAGAGCGCCGGTTTTGGAGTTACTAGACTTTGGACTGATATGGTATCTCATAAGCACGCATAGCAAAGCCCGGGGGCGGAGCTGAATCAACCGAATAATAAACACGGCAAACAAGCCGCGAAGAATCCGGGCAGGCGCTTAGTCCAGGTTGTGATCACTCCGGGCGCTTGCGCCGGGTGCGTGCGCTGTGCGTGTGCGCCGTGCGCCGTGCGCCGGGTTCGGCTGCGCTGACGCTGACGGCGTACTCTACCCCGGACGGCGGCGGCGTGTACGGCGTGCGCTGTGCGCCCGTGGCGGCGTGTGTGCGTGCGTACCTACCGCCTACCTACCCGGCGAGAATACCGGGCAATAAAAAGCCCCCGGGGTGCGGGGGCGTGCGTACCTACCTACCTACCTACCGGGCTAATATCCGGAGCGGTTGTCGGCTTTGATTTTATCTCCAGCGCTCGGGCTGTCCTCGCCGTCATCCCACATCGCAAGGCAATCGTGGCACGCCCAATACAGGCGCTTGCCGATGCGCTTAGCGCCTCGCTTGGATTCGTAATGCGCTTCGACCAGATACCGGGTATCGTGCATCTCGCCGTCATTCACTTTCGTGTCACGGAGCATACCGCCGCAACATTCGCACAGCGTGGTGCTGGGCAGGTCTTCTTCCATTACGATTTGCCAGCCGCCCCGGTCACCCCGGCGCAACATATCTACACGCTCCCACACGCAATGCAGGTGCGAGAGGCTTTTGCCTAAAAGTTTCGGTTGGTCGCTCATAGTGATTCGGCGTGGCTGATGTCAGCGGCGTAGCGCTTGAGCGCTTCGGCGATGGCGTTGGAGAGACGCTGAGCGGCGAGGGAATGCGCCTCAAAGTACTCCCGGTTGTGTTCGATATCCTCGGCGCTGTAATCTTCTGACGGGGTTTCCTTGCGCCAGTATTCGTACTGCTCTCCGGCATCATCGCCGTGCTTATCAGCGGCGAATTGGGCGGCGGCGGCGAGCGTGGCAGGCGCTTCCCATCGCACATCCATTCCGACCAGAGCCTGGTCGAGTAGATCACTCACGGCGAGGGAGGCTTGCACCTCGGCATTCTCCGGCGGCATCTCGCATTCATCCGGGCTGGTGGCGGCATAGCGACTGCGCACATCGTCTGGGCTGATGAGCGCCTGCGCCAGAAGGAGGGCGTGCTTCTTGAGTTCGTGCTTCATATGCGTACTTCGTACCGGGATTAGTAGCGACCTCCGAAAGAGTCATCCTCGATGCCGTCATACTCGTCCGGGCTGGGTTTGCGGAAGTGGTCTTTGGCGCAGGTGAGGCTCATCCGGGCAGACTCGATATCGAACCTCTGCATTTCCTCGCAGGCATCGGCGAGATTCTTGATGCCGAACGCATCAAAGTGCTTATGCCCGGTCTCCCGGTAGAGCGAATCGATGATGCCCGTGACACTCCGGGCTTCCCGGCAGATGTGGCGCAGAGCGTCGGAGTCGTAGCGGTAGCCCTCAGCGTAGTGCTTGAGGTCTTTTGCGTGCTTGTGGAGCGCCGTGGTGCGCTCGCCGTGTCCGTTGAAAATCTCGCTGTGTAGCCAGCGAGCGTAGCGGAGCGTAAGCAGTTTGATGGACGGGATGGTTTTCATCTGGGTTGGTATCTGGGTTGTGGGTGGAAATGAATTAGGTGAACAGCGCCCCGGTGAGCGCCTTGCCATCGTGGACGGCGAGCCAAGCCTCACCAGACTGGGCAAAGAAGTCCCTGCCGAATTCGTTGCGGGGATAACGCTCGGTAGCGTAGTCCTCGACAGCCCAGCGCTGGGCGCACAGGCGCTCGTCAGCCTCGGCGGAGAGATCGCTCCCGTGTTCCCACAGGTCGAACAAGTTGCAGTAGTAAGCCTGCAAGACTTCCCAGCGCTGTCCCCGGAAATCGAGGGAAGCGAATGCGATGAGGTCTGCGTCAGACTTGATGGAGCGGAGCGTGTACGGGATGGACATAAGACCCGTAGTGTCTACCCGGCTACCCTACCAGTCAACACCCCATTCAACAAAAAGCCCCGGTGCTGTCCCGGGGCGTAGCGCCTATTTGCGGCGCACAATCACAGCCAGCACCATAAGCGCCAGCATCGTGCCGATGGGTATCACAGCGGCGGCTTCCGGGGATCTCTCGTTACGGATTCCCAGCCCTCCTCGGCGGCGAGGTCGAGCGCATAGCCCAGCGCCGTGTGCCAAGCCTCCTCGGCTCGTCCCGGGCGCTCCTCGTCCGTAGCCTCGTTGATAGCCTGGGCGTGTTCGGCGAGCGCATCCAGAGCCTCGCACCTACCTACCCCGTCACCCATCCGGCGGCGCATCACGCTGTCTACCCCTACCGCCCGGAGAGCGCTGTTAAGGATTCGCTCCCCTGCCTTCCGGGTGCTTTCACCCTTGGAGCGGATATATGCCACAGTCATCATACCGGACATACTGGCGGACAGGCTGAAGCCCGGAAGCAAGGGTCTACCCAGTTGCTGGTCAGCGGCACGGCAGGCTTCAAAGAAGACGATGAAGTCTTGGTCGCTGTCCAGCGAGTGGGCAATCTTGCGCTCCCGCTCCGGGTGCGTGAGTTGAACCACGCACAGTCCGCACAGGCTACCGCTCTCACCCTTGCTTGCGCTGAAGGTATTGAACGGCAGTTCGGCGTAATGGGCTATGACACCCTCGCTTCCGCAATGGTCGCAGTAACACTTTTCTTTGCTCATAGGTCGGCGGATTCGCTGATCGTGATGTGCTGGTCTTTCTCCGGGTCTTTAGAGATTCGCACATCCATCACGCAGGTGTTCGTCCCGGTGATGTACGGCGATTCTTCCATAAAGATTCGTGCGGCATCCTCTTTGCTCTTTGCCCGGATGAGGCTCACCTGCGCCTGCACAGCATATACCCGGTACAGCCTACCTGGCTTCTTCAATTCTGCCTTACTGCGAATCTTCTCGATGTTGATGCCATCGACCTCGGTGTAGTTTTCTTGAAACTCCGTCATCCACTTGCCAGCGGATTCGGATTCAAGCGCCAGTTCGACAGCCTCTTCCTCGTTAGCGGCTTTGATGTTCGTGACGATGTCCACATTGCGGACTACTTGGTATTCTTTCATAGTCGTATCAGTTAGTGATGCGCAGGAGACCGCCACGGGAGCAGTAGTCGAGGTAGCACAGGACATCGTCTTCCATATCCGTGTCCTCATCGATTTCCTCGTCCCAGCAGGGCGTGGACATAAACTCGCCCTCGGCATCGCACTCGTCATCATTCTGCTCCTCAAACCATCCCATGATACGCTCCGGGTAGGTGAGCCACTTGTAGCCCTCCGGCGTGAGCGAGCGAGCAAGGCGCTTGAGAGACTTAACCCGGATGAAGACCACATCCGTAGTCCACCCGGTTAGGTCTTTCTCGCCGTCCATCAATACGGCGGCTTCAGCCCGGTCACAGAAGTCGGCAAGGGTGATGCCAGGTGATCCCGGCTTGCGCTCTAGGCTGTTGAGCCACTTGGCGTAGTGCTTGGCATCCTTCTTGAACCCGGCTTCATCCACGAACGGCTTGCCGTCACGGATGCGCTTGATTTCCCGCAGGCGGTCAGCGGCGCTGACAGCGTCTTGGTAATCAGTTTCCGGCGTACTCCTACCCTCGATGTTAGTGAGGGAGGCGATGGCGGATTCCAGAAGCGCATCGATGTTGTCCATCTGCATCGGAGCGGGGGCGGGGGTTTTCTTGGGTTTGGGCATATGTGTGTTGGGTTGGGAATTAGACGACAGAAGAGGTAGCCCGGAAGTTGTGGACGAATTTGATTTCGACCAGATAATATTCGTGCTTAGGGTCACCATCCTTTGCGAATTGTCCGTGGACAAGTGCATCGGTGATGTCCCCGTGGATGCACAGCCAGTTATCGCCGTATTGTTCGGTGTGCCAGATTCCTTCAGCGTCCTTCCAGACGATGATGTGGTCGGCGTTGCGGTTAATGCTATCTGCTAGTTTGGTCATATGTGTGCTGGGTGGGAATTAGTCCTGGGCGTGGGGATCAGCCAAAGATGACATCGCCGTAGACGGCAATCTGGAGGATAGCCCCGGCATCGATGACATCCATCTCACCAGCGATGTCCTCGTCCCCGGCGAGCAGACGGGCAATCATCACCCGGTGGTGCGCCGTGGTCTTGGGGTCGATGAGTTTAGGGAACAACCTACCCGCCAGTACCTCCGGGGTGAGGCAGACGGGCTTGAGCAGATTGCCTTCCGTATCGGCGAGCAGTTCGCTGTCGCTGTACGCATTCTTGGTAGGGTAGACAGTAACCTCCGCCCGGAAGCCATTGTTGGTCTCGCCGTGCTTGTAGTTAGTCCACTTGCGGTAATCGGAGAGGGTGTACTCTCCGCCCTCCGTAGCGGTAACGATGATGTTGGAGAATGCTTCCAGCGCCTTGTCAGAGAGCGCCGGGAGCGTGATGGTGGGTTGCGTGTTATGGTGCATAAGCCCGGTCTTTCTCAGCGCCGGGTGCGCACCAGTCAACACATCATTTAACCTTTTTCCTTTTCGCTCTCCCGGTGGGCGTGGTCGGCGCAGGCTTCCAGCGCCCGGACGGCTCGGCATAGGACACATCCATCCCCATAGGCTCAAGCCCTAGGATGTTGTAGTCCGTCCATTCGATAGCGTCCTCCCGGGACAGGTCGTACAAGCCCTGGCACACCTCGATCAGTTTCCAGTAGTTGTACACCAGCCGCCCGGAGGGTTTGACCCGCTGGACTGCCTTGGCGAATTCTTTGTGTGGCTCTAGTTTGATGTTCATAGGAAAAAGTCTTTCTGCTCCGGCGTGCCTGCCACCCGGGCGAACCCGGGCTGGCTGAAGAGCATACCTACCTCGGCGGCGATGCAGATATCGAGCGCCAGGGCATAGGGTACTTCAGCCCGTACCGCCGCTGACACATTGCTGGTTATACCTGTGTGTCCGCCCCGGGTTGTGGGCGTGTGGCACGGCGCTCGGTGACCACAGGGAAGTTTGAGCAGCAGGCTCTCAGGGAATACCCCGAACAGGTCGGTGGGCTTCTGCCACTTCATCCCGTACTGGCAATAGGTCACAGTACGGCGCTCGTACTTCTGGATGCATTTCATATACCTCATCTTCGCCCTAGGGTTTTCGATAATTATGTACCTGGGGGCTAGTTGATCTATCAGCCTCACAGTATGCTCAAGTACCTTGAGGGCTAGTTTGGCCTTAATGGTCTTGGGCTGATGGGGTTTGGCGCTTTTAAGGCTAGTCCAGTTAGCCCAGGCAGCGAGCAGGCTGAATGTCTCGCAGGGTGGGGAGGCTAAGACGATGTCAGGCTTCCAAGGAAAGTCCTGTACCCCGACATCCAGTATGTTTTTGCAGATGTCCGGCTTGAAGCGCTTGGAGAAATCTACGCTCAGGACTTCGTGACCACGATCCTTGAATGCTGTACCCCAGCCACCAAGTCCTGAGAATAGATCGATTACCTTCACTCCTCGATGATGGCTTGGAGGTATCGTTTGCGGAACTCAGCGACATCTTCGCCAACCTCAGGCTGGCACTTGATCTCGTTGATGCGGCTACCATAGAGGCGGGTGGCCTCGCAGATGGATGCCCATAGTTTATCGTACCTGCGGTACATCATAACCTTCTGAGACAAGGTCATCTCCTTAGCCGTGGTCTTAGGATCACGGCAGGCGAACGCCAGCGCCCGGAGCGTGTTCCAGTTCAACCCGGCGATGATGTCATCGCTGACTGCGGCGGCAAAGCGATCCCTGGCACGGGGCAGGAGGCTGAAGTATTCAGATACTTCTTCGATATTACTGGGCTTATTTTTGGTCTTGGTCATTGGAGGTAGGGTCGATGGGAAGGAGTTGGTAAAGGTTGGTAGCGAACTTGCTTTCAATGTACCCGTAGGGGTGAGAGATGTTCATAGTCTTGGCTTGGGGCGTGATGATAGTGAGAGGCAGTACGCTCACGGCGAAGCGGAGGGTGATGTAATCTTTGTCCTCCAGTACTTCTTTGGCGTGCTGTTCAGCCTGCTCCTGGGTGTCGTAGGACGAGACGGCAGTCGAAAGGTCTTTGGACGCATTCGAGAACCTGTTAATGATGACGAGGTAGATCGTCTTGGTGTTATCGGGATTGCTCATAGGAAGGACAGCGATCCAAAGACCGCAGACCTATCCAGTCAACCACCAATTAACGCCTTTTTGTTTTTTTATTCCGCAGGCTTTTCAGCCGGGGTAACATCAATGATTGTGCTGTTAATGTTCAGCAGTTTGTTGATGTCGTCCGCAGAAATCTTGAGTTCGGCCTTAACATTCACAGTCGGCGCAGCGTCCGTGACCTTGTCCAGTTTATCGATGGCGATGGCAGTCGAGAGCATCAGTTGCCCAATGGGGATGCTGTCTACTTCGCTGTCCAGGCGGCTCAGACCCTTATCAATGAACGAGGCCAGGCGTGCGGCGGTGCGGCGCTTGAACGCCAGCATATCCAACTGCCCGGAGTCAGCCAGGTTGTTGCGGATGCCGGACACGACCTCACGATCCACCGCCACCAGCCGGGCAGTCTCAGCGGGGGGAGTGCCTTGCTTAAGCAGGCTCTCGATGCGTTTCTTGGTGGCAGGGGGTAGGGTGCGCCCGGCCTCCTTAGGGGTGTCGTCTAGTCGCTCGTACTGGGGATCCGTATCCATACCCTCAAACTACTTGGTTGACTTAGATTTGCAAGCACCATAAGCCAGGCTAATGCACAAATATATCCTGCCTATTGAGCCGCCGCCCACCCACCAAGCCGCCCTGCGTATCCTGAAGACCCGGGACGGCAGGCAGTTCATCGGCAAAATGGCTAAGTCATCCGCAAAGAAGTGGTCTAACGCAGCCACCCTGATGATCCAGTCCCAGCGCCAGATCAAGCAGGCTGATACTCTTAACGCTCCGTGCATCGTGAACATAACCTTCTACTACCCGCACACCAAAGAGAGCGAGAAGTACTGCAAGCGCACGAACCAGACCCACATCGCCAAGGCTACCCGTCCTGATCTGGACAATCTAGCCAAGTCTGTGCTGGATGCGATGGTCGATGCCGGGGTGCTGAAAGATGACGGCGCTATCGTTGAACTTGGCCTCGCAAAATATTATGCGTCCGAACCCAAAGTGGTGATTGACATTGATGTTCACCCTGTGTTTGACTCCTGACCTCTCCCTATGAGTACATACAACAAAGTCGTAAAGAACCTGTCCTTCGCCCAGTACAAGAGCGAGCCTGCCGTCAACGCTTCTTTCCTTAAGAAGTTTGCGGTGTCTCCCCTGTACGCCAGCACCGATGAGTTCTCCTCCTCCGCCGCCACCGACCTGGGTTCGTTTGTCCACGCCCTGACGATTGATCCGTCCTCGCTGGATAACTTCGCCTGCCTCCCGACCACCGGGGAAGGTAGCAAGAAAGCCCGTGACGAATGGCGCAAGGCTCACCCCGAAGGCGTGCTTCTCTCTCCCTCCGCTATGGAGCAGGGCAAGGCTACTGCTGAAGCGCTCAAGCGCAACGGAGACTTCGCTCACCTGATGAGCCGTGACCCTGACACCGAGGTTTCTATCTTCGCCCAGCATCCCCGCTACGGCTGGGATATGAAAGGCCGTGTGGACATCCTGCTCGATGACGGCAAGACGATGATCCTTGGGGATGTGAAGACCTACGGCAAGCCGCTCACCAAGAAGTCTCTCTTCTGGGATATCCGTGAACGGGGCTACGACATCCAACTGGCGTTCTATCGCCGCATCATCCAGACTGTGCTTAACCGCACCCCGGATGAGATGGCGCTCTACTTCGTTGAGACCGAGACCAGCGCCCACGATTCGGTCAAGGTCACGCTCGATGAGGGCTGGCTGGCTCACGCTGAGATGCGACTGGACGAGTACTTCCGGATCTATGACGAGTGCCACAGCACTGGCATCTATCCCGGCTTCAACTTCGGCAAGCCGCTTCACCTCACGCTGGGAGACAACCTGTCGTGAGCGAGCCTAAGGAAGGATTCGGCCTCTGGATCCCAGGGGCTGTTCTCTCACGCACGGACATCAGTCTAGAGGAGAAGTGCCTCTATGGGCTGGTGGAGGTGCTTGACGGGGGCAAGGGGTGCTGGGCATCCAACGAGTGGCTTGCGAGCCGCCTGAGCGTCAGCGAGAGGGCGGTACAGCGCTATCTTGCCAGGCTTGAGGAGGTTGGTCTGGTCATCAAGGTGATCAATGTCGAGGCTGGCAACCAGCGCCGAGTGCAGACTGTGGGCGCACAGGCCGTCTCCCCCTCACGCCAAGTTGTCGCCCCCCTCACGCCAATCTGTCGTGACCCTCACGCCAATCTGTCGTCCAAGAGTACAAGTGAGAATAAAGAAGAGATAGATACACCCCAAACCCCATTGCCTCACGGAGAGTTGTTCAAGAGGGCTTGGAACGAATGGGTGAACTATCGTACCAAGACGAAGAAGCGCCTGTCCCGGTTCGCTCAGGAGAAGCAGTTGAAGATCCTTGAGGGTCTCACCGAACAGGAGTGTGTCGATTGCATCAACCGCTCCATCGCTAACGACTGGCAGGGACTGTTCCCCGAGAAGGCTAGGAATAGTAAACCTTTTTCCAAAATTCTAACTCAGGAGGATCACCGCAATGGTTTCTGAGGAAGACATCAATCGCTTAGGTTTCGATGCGTGGGCTGACAATCAGTTCATCAACCTGATCGAGGACTTCGTGATGCCGGGTCACGGCAATGTGAACATCGAGGGTATGGATTGCACAGTCGCACTCAAGTGGGACGATGCTATGATCCACTGCGTCCTCCGTGCCTACACCGCTGACGGCTGGCAGACCTACGAGAAGCAGATCAAGCGATGAGCAAGCCATACTGCAACGGATGCAAGGGATCTCTGACCCCTATGTGGGACGAGGCCAAGCGCCAGTTGGTGCATCGATTCTACACCTGCAAGGCGTGCGCACAGAGCGGCAAGACCACCTACTGGGACTACCCGTTCCAGTACGATCAGGTGATGGAGAAGTTCAACCTCGTCTGGCTGGACACGCACCCCGAATACCCGAAGGCGTTCCTCGACACAAAAGTCGAACTGCTCGCACCTAACCTACAGCAAGCCGTCAAGTGGAAGCCGGGAGATAAGGTCAGCCTGCTCCTGCACGGCACGACTGGCACGGGTAAGACCCGTACTGCCTGGCATATCTTCAACCGCCTATGGTTGCAAGACTTCCCGGCTAAGGCAGTATGGTTGCCTATGCGCAAACTGGAAATGGCTATCGAGAAGGGGTTCGATGACCACAAACACGGGCAGGTGCTGGACTACTTCTGCAATGTCCCGTTGCTGTGCTTCGATGACCTAGGAAAGGAGCGCCTGACCGCCCGGATGGAGTCAGACTTATTCGCTATCATCGATGAGCGCACCAGTAACCTGAGACCCACTATCATCACGACCAACTACAATGGAACAACCCTCCTTGAACGCTTCAACAATAAGGAGACAGGTGAAGCCCTCCTCCGCCGAATCCGTGAGTACTACACAGCCGTTCACGCTTAAACAGACCGACTCCAAGTTCCCCCCTATGCGGTGGCAGGTCAAAGGGGAAGGGGCTACCTACAATGTAGACCTACTGGACAGCGTGTGCGACTGCTCCCACTGGCGATTCAGGCTGTTCGACAAGCCCGAGCCGGAGCGTAGGTGCAAGCACATTGAAGCCGCCCGGCAACACGCTATTGATCTGGTCATATTGAATATGAAGAAGGGGCTTGACCACAGGTTCGGCACACCCTAACAAACGATTACTTATGAAACGCATCCTGTCATTCCTGCTGGCATTTTCGACCTGCCACGCAAAGTCCATCGTGACCGAGGACTTCGTCAACAAGGTCGGCATCATCGAATCCAATCTGAAGACTGACGCTGTCGGTGATGACGGCGAAAGCCTGGGCGCATTCCAGATCGGACGCAGGGCTTGGGCTGATGCCGTGGCTTACAGCAGTCTGATCGCCGGGCCTCACGACTACTACCTGCCCACCGATTGGAAGGGACACGCTCACGATTTTGAGATGTCTCAGCGTGCCGCTACCTTAATTCTCAAGATGCACGAAGAGCGGATGATCAGGAATCATATCAAGCCCACCCCATTCAAACTCTATATGGCCTACAATATGGGCTACCACGGAGCAGCCCAGCACGGCTTTGACATCAATCAGACCTGGGGCTTCCGCCGTGCCATCCTAACCCGAGCCAACATCATTCTATCCCGATGAGCGAACCAATCCGAGACATCAAGTCCTTGCTGCGTATGGCTGCGGCTCAGGCCGAAGCCGCCGAGAGCAAGCACAACAACCAGCACAACCAGATCCTGTATCTGTCTGACAAACTCAACAAAGTGTTCCACGCCCTCCGGCAATTCCACTCCAACCACGGGCGTGACCTCAGTCCTGAGGTGCTGGATGCTTTCAATTCCGCCTGGCGCAATTACGAAGCGTCCTTCGACACCTGGCAATCCTATCAGAAAAATGATTCCAACTTTGGTATGGACACCACCTTTGACCTAGACTAATCACATCATCTCCACACCCAATAATATGAACGAAATCATCGAAGCACTCCGCAAGCCCTTCAGCGCTGACCGCATTGAATGGCGACTCCAATCGTCCGGCGAAAAGCAGGACGGAAGCATCTGGGCTAAGTGCCTATGCTACATCGACAATCGTGCCGCTATGGAACGACTTGATGAAGTGTATGGTATGAACTGGTCTCACTCCGAGGAGTTCAAGCAGATCGGCAATCAGGCTGTCTGCACTGTGACCATCACCATCGAAGCCCGTGGTGAAGGCGTTGCCCTGTTCCCCTATCGTACTGTCTCCGGATCTTGCGCCGTGGAAGCCAACGGCGACATTGACCCGTTCAAGTCTGCCGCCTCCGGCGCTATGAAAAGGGCCGTGGTGAATCTTGGGGTTGGTCGGTATCTATACGACTTGCCGGAAGCCTGGGCTGTCATCGACCCGAACGGCAAGTACGATGGCAAGACCAAGAATGGTACTCGCTTCCGCTGGAATCCTCCGCAACTCCCGGCTTGGGCTGGCGGTGGCGCTGACACCAACTACGCCGTCAATCAGCCTGCCGTGACTGACTTCATCGACACGCTCCCGACTGTTCCTGCTGTGAAGCCCAAGGCCGCTCCGCTCCCGGCTGGTACTGCTGATGACCCCACCATTCCGTTCGGCGATGCCAAGGGTCAGCCGCTGTCCTCCCTTCCGCTTAAAGGCCCGAAGGATAAGAAGTGCGCTGACCTGTACTACTGGGCTAAGGTGTATGTCCCCAAACCCTACAACGGAAAGATCTCCCAGAAGGACACTAACCTCAAGGCACGGGCTGAGGCGCTCTACGCCGCCGCCACCGCTCCCAAGGACGCTCCCGCTCCTGAGTCTGAAGGCGAGACCTTTGACGAAGTCCCGTTCTAACCTGCACATAATTCCTTATGTCCAGCCCCTACGACCCCCAAGAAGAAGCCAAGACTGTCGATGGTATGAACGGGTCTTCCCAGCCTACGGAGTTCATTACGCTCCAGGTGGTTGACGAAGACCCGGTCAGCCTGACCGATGACGAGATTATGGAGATCCTGCGCTACGCCGCACGCATCAACCGATGAGCAAGAAACTAGAAATCTACATCGAGGAACTGCTCAAGCAGATGGGCGAGCAGGAGATGGAGATCCAGATCGCTATGCTCCGCATCGAGCGTCTGACCGAGGCAGGCAATGCCCTCAATGCCAAGGTCAACGATGGTGCGCTCAAGTCCGAATGGGAGAAAGCCGTCAATGACCCTGTCCAGTAAACTTATCGATCCCAAGCGGGTGCGTGAACTGATGGCTGCTATGCAGCCTAAGGACGCACCTAAAGTAGTCGAGGTCAAGACGACCAGGCTGACTCCCGGTCAGCGCCTGGCTAATGCTTACGAGATGATCAAGAATACCCAGTGTACGCTGGGTACTTCTTCCCTCTCTTGGAAGGTATCAATCAAGGGCATCATCAAGTATGCCAAGGAAAACAATCTTCCCCTCCTCTGGCAAAGGCCGGAGTTAGATCAGCAGGCCAAGGCTATCGTTGAATCAGGTAAGTATACTAATGTGCGCCACGGCTTGCGTGTCCGTGTTGCATATCAGTTAGCCCTGAAGCACGGCGTTAGCAAGGCTTGCAGGCTTACCGGCGTTTGCAGAGAGGGGCTTTATGCTCACTGTCGTAGGTACGAAATCCCTACTCCCCTACAAGCCACAGGAATATCCAGATGAGCAAATATAATATCATTGCGATGGGTGACAACCACGGCGACCTAGCCTGTGAAGACACCCTCGACAAGGTGATGGAGATGGTGAAGCGGGTGAAGCCCAAGTACCGGGTACACCTCGGAGATAACTGGGATTTCAGGTGGGCGCGCCGGGGTATCGACAAGAATTCGTCCGAAGCCCGGGAAGGTTTCGAGGAAGACCTTGAGGCTGGCATCAAGTGGATCGAGCGTTACCGCCCTACCCACTTCCTGTTCGGCAACCACGATGACCGCATCCGGCAGATCATCAGCAGCACGGACTCGATCAAGACCCGGGAAGATATGCAGGAGATCCAAGACCGCATTATGCGGACGCTCCGCAAGGTTGGCTGCAAGGTCATCAAGCCGTATAGCGTCAAGCACGGGCGTGTGGTCATCGGCCCCCTAACATTCATCCACGGATTCTCTCACGGGCAGAATGCCCTACTGAAGGATGCCCGTGCGTTCGGCAGTCCCGGCGGAGGTTTCACGATGGGTCACCTCCATCGCCTTGAGCAGTTGAACAACGAATCCTTTGACGGCGGTGCGTCCTGGCTGTGCGGCTGTGCTATGCGTATTGACGAGGCCGAATATGCGATGCGGCACAGTTCTACGCTGCGCTGGCAGAATGGGTTTATGTGGTATCAAGTGGACGGCGACTCCTACATCGGCAAACAAGCCCACCGCTTCGGCAAGGGCTGGTACTTCCCGGCCTGATGAGTGACGATACCAAAGAGTGGCTGGCTAGTGAAGCCTTGCGCCTAGGCAACGAGGTTCGGGATCTGTCTATCTCCAACGCAGTCCTGCGTGACGACAACGCTAAACTCAAGGACGAGAACGAGGAACTGTATAAGGACTACGAGTCACTTGCCGATGAGCATACGAAACTCATCGATAGGAATAAGACCCTCAAGGACGAACTCCGCAAGCGGGCTTTGGACTCACTATCCGACATCGGGCAACTGGGAGAACAGTCGGCTGAAATCGCCCGCCTCAAGGCCAAGGTCGAGCGGCTCCGTCAGGCCGGGGATGCGTTGGAACAAGAAGTCATTGGTTGTTATTTTGAGCAAGATGAACCAGCAGACTCCGAAAGTCTCCGAGCGTGGCGAGCCGCCAAGGAGGACAAGCCGAGCGTATGAGTTTAGAAGCCCACCATCAGTTCATCTTGAATACAATGCAACGGCACGACGATATTGCTCGGAAGTTGATTCAAGAACTCGAAGCCGAGAACGCCCGCCTCAAGGCCGAGGTCGAGCGGCTGACTGATTGTCAGTCTGAGGCTGACCGATTGAAAGCCGAGGTCGAAGCACACGAAAAACGCTGGGCTGAAAGCGAAGATTTGATTTCGCATTATAAGCAGCAAAGGGATGAAGCATACAACGACTGCCAATGTCACCGCCTCAAGGCCGAGGTCGAGCGGCTCCGCAAGGCCGGGGATGAATTGTCTTGGGCTTTTGCTTTCGCTGTTTCAAGGGACGATGGAAAAGAGTCTGGATTAATCAAGGCGTGGAACGCCGCCAAGGAGGGCAAGCAGTCGTGACCCGCCCTAAGCATCGCCCCCGTCGGCCCGCCAAGCGCGGACTGACCAAGGCCGAACAAGCCACAGTAACCCGGACGACCCTAGCCGACAAGACCCGCTGGGAATACCTTTTCTCCCTGAACAAATACACCCCTTGCAAATGACCGATATATCAAAATGTGACGGCTTCATCCGTAACATCCTGTGCGCCAACCGGGACAACTGCCTGCGCTACACCATCAAGGCTGACGATCTGCTTCAGTCCTGGCTTACGCCGCAGATGAAGTCGAACGGGCAATGCCAATATTTCCTACCTAACTATGAGCAAGAAAAAGCCAAGCCTAGCAGACAAGATCCTTGATTACATCCGAAGGAACGAGAAAGAAGAACCGATTCCTCCGGGCTACAAGAGCATCTTGGATTGGTGCAAGGAACTCCGCTGCACCCGCCGTAAGTGGGGCATCGTCCTGCACGACCTACTTAAGACCACCAAGGTCAAGTCCATCCGCATTCGCCGGGTGGACAAAGGCAAGTTGAGGATGTTCAACTTCTACAAGATTGACGAAACCTTCCTGCGCCAGATGCGGAAGTAGGGCGGACTTCCCGCTGGTTAGCCACGGGTCGTCCTAACAACAGCGGCTCCTTATGAGCAGCACACGCACTTCTAACCACCGATGTTGCTGCATATATGGTCGTCATACGCTGTATGATTTCAAGCGGAAGTATTGTTCACGCCTTCTTCACTAACCTGATGATCAGCCCAGCGGACACAATCAGGCAGGATGCTACTGTTGCATAGGCTACATCAGCGGTAGACCGGAGAGCCTGGGTGGCGCTGTTAAGATTGTTCTCAAGGTTGACATCATCAGAAGCGAACGAATTGCCGCCATCGATGATTAGGAGCGCCATCATATTGCTATTACTAAGGGCATTCAAGGTGGCTTGAATGACATATGCAGAGTACAGGGCGCAACCGCAGGAGATAGCCAGAATGAAGCCTACCGCCCAGATCAGATTACTTTCGCTTGCTTTGTTTGGGCTTCGCATTGGTCTTTCCTCTGGCCTTCTTAACCTCTGCGCTCATACGCTTCTTGGCATAAGCGATGGCTGCGTCTAGGACTTCCGGCGCTGAAGCCCCGGCGAGTCCGATGGCGGCGAACCTCATCGTCATAGACTGGATATGTTCCTGAAGGGCGAACCCGACTAGCACACTTACAATAGCGGCAGCGAGTGTCCGTCTGACGATCCATCCAAGAGTCAACTTCTCTTCGGACAAAAGTATGCGACTGACCATCCCGGCGGCTCCAAGAGCGGAGGCGATGACGGAGTCCTTAGCCAATTGGCTGTAGTCGTCAGGGCTGCTTGTCGTTGCCATCTGATTTGATCGAGTCCCTAACCTTGTCATACATCCACCAGACGGCAAGTGACGCTCCGCATAAGAGTGTGCCAGCAGCAGTCCACTCAAAGTACTGACTGTCAATGATATAAGGAACCGCACCAGCAAACGCACCTGCCAGGATAATAGGAATGCCGATACGGATAGATGCAAAGGCGCAGGCGGCTCCACCCAGGACTACCAACGCAGCCCCAGTAAGAGTCCAGATATCCCGGGAACTCTCCTTCTTAATGCGCTCGATCTCAGCCGTCAGCCTGGCGTTCTCGTCCTTCAACGCCTGGATGTCAGCCTTGGACTTTTTGGCATCAGCCTCAGCCTTAGCCCACATCTTGTCTACCTCAGCCTTCATCTTAGTAGCATAGTCCATCTGAGCCTGATACGCCTTCTGATCATTCTTCAATGCCCTAGCCCGGGCAAACTCCACATCCGTAGCCGTAGGCGTGGGTAGGTATGCTAACGCTACCTTACCTTCAGCCTTCACGACCTCCGGCTTGTCGCTGTTCTCCACGGCAACAGTCACGGCAGCAGCAACCCGGCTGTCCGACTTGTCGATTTTTTCCCCGACTTTCGCCAGGTCATCGACAGGTGGAGCCGGTGCGGGATCGGGAGTCTTGGTCGTGGAGCAGGCTGACAGCAGGATGGCGGCTAGTATGAATCTCATCGGTTGTAGCGCTTCATAGCGTCACGCTGAGCGGCTTCCTGCCTGTTTACTCCTGTGCGACCCCTGTCGCTAGCGGGAGGTGTCTCGATAGCCTGGGCGGCTTCACCAGCCCGGCGAATGAGTTCCTTCGACTTCTCGACCTTGTCAGTAGGCAGGGCATACACGCCAAGGCCGACCTGAAGTTTGGAAGCAGCCTTGAACTTGTCAGCGGCTTCTAGGGCATCAATGGAGTTGTTGCCATTGTAGATCATAACGCCGTTAGCGCCGTAGACCTTGTACTTTGTGCTAGAGCCGAAGCCCTTTTCGTCAGCCTTGCTGAACTCACGGACGAGTCTGACACCGCCTTCCGTTTCCCAGATGCGGCGCTCGACAGCGTTCAGGATCCCCTGACCCTTCATCGGCCCGGCATAGGCACGACCAGCGATGTCGTTACCACGACCACGACCAGCGTATTGCAGGTTGAAGGCAGATGTAGCCTCAGCGGTCTGAACACGCTTCCAGACTTCGTGCTTGGCAAGCCATTCTTGTGGCGTAGTAGTCTTCGGAAGGTTAAAAGGAGACTCTATTGGTGTCATCTTAAACCTACTAGACAGGATCGGCTTCTGGAAGATGCCGGGCTTAGATGGAAGCGTGGTGTCCATCGGCGCACCAGTATACGGGGAGTAGGCAATACCAGTACCAGGATCATAGGCCAGTTGTGTGAGTCGAGACCCAAACTCATCCATACTGATACGGAGCAGTCCAGGGCTGATCGCAGGCTCGTTGCTGGCAAAGAACTCGTCCACAAGTTTCTGCATCCCGGTAGCACGGGCGGCTTCGCTTTGGGTTCGACCTTCAAGCACACGCTGAGAAGCCTCAGCAAGCGCACGCTGACGGGCTGTGATGATAGCGTCCAGTTTCTCAGCAGCAATCTGAGCCTCCTTAGCAGCCTTAGCGTCTGCCTTGCGCTGCGCCTCGTATAACTTTCTAATCTGTTCGGCACGGGCGGCTTCCTGGTTAGCGATGTCTTTCTCAGCCTCAAGAAGAGCCTTCTCGATCTTTCCAAGTCGGCGAGCCTCGTCACGGGCTTGCTTCTGCTGGCGCTTGTCGTGACCCTGGGCATACTGTTCCCAGCCAGCATCAGACGCAGCCTGACCACGAATGTCTTCGCCCTGCTCCTTGAGTAGTTCACGCTGACGGGCGGCTTCGGCATTCTTGGCATCCTGTCGGCGCTGCTCGATACGGGCGAGGATACGCTGACCCTGGATACGCTTACGCTCTTCCTCGATGACAGCCGGGTCTTCTGCACGCTGTTCAGCCAGGATCTCGTCACGATCTTTATTCCAGGCAGCACGCTCCTGAGGTGTCGGGCCGGGAGGCATAGCCTCATCATACATAAACAGAGGCGGCGGCTGATCAGGAGAGCGCTCAGGCAGAATAGGCTTGGACTCAAACGAGCCAGGCTCCTTGTGCTTAACAAGATATTTGGCCTCCTCAGACATCTTGATGACTTGCACGCTCTTGGGCAGTCTGTCACGAAGGATGGCTACGGCAGCGTCAGGGTCTTTGTAAGCGCCGTCATTGACCACGACATAGGCGATGTCACGGATGTTCTTGATGTCCTGGCCTCGCTCTCCGGATCGGCTAAGAAGGACAAGGGGGCCGTCCTTATTGGCCTCTCCGCTTCCAGTTCCAAGTCCAGCACCAGCGCCAGCACGATCCTCTACAGTTGCATCAGGAGACAGACGATACGGAGCAGTGTAGAACGGCTTCTCAGGATTGATGCCTTCGCTGAACAACTTGATGACATTCTTCAGGGCTGTGTTCGGGCCTGCCTTCGTCATCCCGTGAGCCTGATAGTTGTGACCGAACTGCGTCATCGGGAACTGAGTGTCATTCTTCGTATCGTATCCGTTGGCTGTCACCAGCGCATCATCGCTCCATCCGTGGCGGTCTGTTTCCAGTTCCTTGAACGGAACAGAAGCACGCTCAATCTCAGCCTTGGTCATAGTGACAGGCTTTTCGGGCTGGAGTTTGCCCAACTTCTTGAATCCTGCCGGAGTGTCTCCGTGATAACCCTCAAGGACTCCAAGGACATTAGATCCGTCAGCCTTGATTTTTTCGCCTTTTAGGACGACAACCATTCGAGAACGAGAAGACTCCTTGGTAGGATTTTTCACATAGATGTCTACCTTGTTTTGATCAAGGAGTGATACGAACTTTTCAAGAGCGCCCGATTCAAATACTGCGCCATTACCATCAGGCGTAGTAAGTCGTGTAAAGGCGGTGTCCTTGTAGTTTGTCTTGCTGTATGTCTTGCTGTAATTGACGGACTCAATTGCAGTATCCACACGGAAATCCGGTGTCATAAGAACATACTGTTTCCTGTTCTTACCCTCAGACATCATCGTCATTGCGATTCCGTCTTCAGTTACAACACGGGCAGGATCAGATTCCCGCTTTGTTCCGAAGATTTTATCCTGCATCTCACGCCACCCTTCCAGAAGGATGTCATCGTGTCTAAAGAGGAACATTCTTCCATCCGAAATAAACGGAGCATCAGGCTTAGCACGATTAGCGAACCGATACTTGAAGGCAGCACCTGTCTGAGACTGCACTGATGTGTCCTTGATGGTTGTTAGGGTAACAGGCTGACGCTGACCACGGACACCCTTGGTCTCAACCGGGACTGTAGGCGGAAGAGTGACTGTAGGACGGGCGGCAGCATTCTGCTCCGTGAAGTCAGCAAGCGCCTGGTTGAGCCACAGTTGGGATTCAACCTCAGATCCAACGGCTGTACGAACTACTTCAAGCGCCTCGGCCTGATTCTTGGCAGAGATGTGGCGGATGTTTCCGTCACCCATCGTGTAGGCATAGGAACGCTCACCCTTCACATTGCCGACATACAGGCGCACATCAGGCAGGATCGGGTGTGTGAGTTCAGTCTCGACATTGAATCCTTCGATCTTGCCACGCTTGCCACCCTCAAAGGTTGTGGCGCTGATGATCATCTGGCTGACACCCTTGACCTGGGGAACATTGACACGACCCCAATCGTTAAGAGAGAACACAAATGAGGACGATGTCCAGCCACGCTGGGTAAGGAACACGGACTGAGCAGTCTTTGTAGCGAAGCCCATCTGATCCAGTCGCACATCGAAGAGCGCAAAGTCAGTACCACGGGTGGCAAATCCTGTGGCAGCATTGGTCTGCGTATTGCCCTGAACGAACGGCAGGCGTTTCTGGCCGGACTCAGTTCCGAAGATGACACGGATAGCATCACGCATAGCAGCGCCACGCTCAGGATTCTTAGGATCAAGCACATCTGCGCTAGGCTCGGAAAGGCGTGTGGGCGTAGCAGTGTACGGATCAATCGGGCCTTTCCCGTAATGGAAGTTCATCATAATGGCTGCTTTTTCGTGGAAGCCAGCCAGGTCTCCGAACAGTTGAGTGAGGCGCTCAGGTGTGTAGTTATTGCCCTGAGGGTCTTTAACCATCTCGGTCTTGTTGCCGTCCTTGTCACGATACCAAAGACCTTCGCTGAAAGCGCTGTTAGTGCTACGGACAAACTCCTCAGTACCGAACATCTTGACCTTAATGACCTTCTGCTTGAGGTCGATCTTCTTGCCCGGGTTAGCGGGGTCATCGATCCTTACAGGGTTGCCCTTCTCATTATAGACAACGACATCCTCGATACTGATGGACAGAGGGCTGGCACGGCGTGTCGCCGTCTTGCCTGCGATGTCCTTGGGGATCATCAATCGGCGCTCAGTAAGGGCATCCTTGCCTACGCTGAAGATATTATTGTAGTCGAAGGACAGGACAGCCGTAGACTCGCCGGACGACATAGCCTTCATAACCATCAGCAGGTTCTCCCTGATGGAGGCGGGAAGGTTAGCGTTGTTGGCGATAGCGGCAATCTCGGCATCAGACGGGATACCAGTGATAGTAATATTCGTTGGGTTCTTTGGGTCTGTATACTTGACCATACCACGATTAGCCTCAGGGATTCCGGAAAGGGAATCAATGACGCTGCGGGAGAACGAGTCTGACTTCTGACCAATTGCCTCAGGTGTCAGGATATTATTGCCATCCGGCGTAAGCATCCAGTCAAAGCCGTTAGACTTAGCGAAGTCCACACGCTGCTGAACCGGGACGAGCGGATCGTACAGGCTTACAGGCTTAACACGGCGAGACTGCTTTCCGCCTGTCAAGGCAATGACCCGGTCATAGAACTCGTTCAGGACAGGATTACGGATGATCTCGTTCTTGTTGTTGAAGAAGTAACCACGGAGAGTCCCGTCTCCAGCCTCGATGAAGCGCATACCAGCCGATTCCAACTGAGCCTTCATATGGCTGGCGCTACGGCGGACGAACATCCCCATATTAGGGTCGAACATCATCCGGGCGGCACGGGCTACCTCATCCGTGACCTGGCGGTCACCGAACAGCATCTTGCGCAGGTCGCTCCATCCGATGGAGTCACCAGGCTTTCGTCCTTCGCCAGGCTTGTACGCACTAGAGGCGGCAGCACCTTCAGGGGTAGAAACACCCGGGCGGTAGGCAGTACGCTTGTTGCCGTCAATCGTAGCCATAAACCAAGTCAGGATCTCCTGAGTCGGGCCGACAAGCCCGGAGAAGTCCTTGCCACCGCTGGCTACATAGGCATCCTTAGCGGCCTTGAACTCAGACAGATACCTGGCCTTCATATCAGGCGGAAGGTCGGCGACATAGGCATTGACCAGCGCCTCGGACACTTCAGGTGAATAAGCGACAGTCCTACCTGCGCCGGACACATCCTGCTCAGCGCCCCACATCATCTTGACCATATCAGGCATAGCGTCCTGAACGGCGGCATCCTGCAACAGGGCGTGCCAGCCTTCAGACATAGCGCCAAGGTTGTCGATGTTGTTGATGTCGATGTAGGTTCGGCGACCCTGAGGGCCGTCTACGATATAGAATCCGTTGGCTACCTTGCGTGTTGTGTTTCCGTTGGGATCAATGCGTGTCTCATACGGACGCATCGGAACAGGGTTTCCGGCCTCTATCTGAGCCTTTGCGAGGTTGCCTTTGAGTTGATCAATCTCACGGGTGATGATCTGGGACTCTGCCTCAAGACGGGACTGCGCTTCAAGCGCACGCTCAAGTTTGACATTAGCAGCCTCGACAGCCTTAGGGTCAGGCTTACCAAAGTTCCGGCCTTGAGCCTTCTCGGCAAGTTTAGCCATCTGCTGCTCAACTTTGATGATCTCAGCAGTATCCTTCTGAGGATCGAGCGCATCAGCCTTCTTCTTGAGCGCAACAATTTCCTCCTGAATCTTGGTCATCGCATCAGCCTGCGCTGTGGTTTGCGTGCCTTCTAGGGCGGCAACCTCGGCCTCAAGTTTGGCGATCTCTTCCTTGCCCTTGATGATGGCATCCTTTCGAGCGTCAAGTTTCTGCTGCTGGGCGTTGATGTCGTTCTGTGTCGCAGTAGCAGAGTCCCTGGCAAGGCGAGCCTTCTCAAGCCTGGCCTGTCTGTCAGCGATATAAGCCTGGCGCTTAGCGCCCTCATCCGCCCCCGGGAACGCCATCATAGCCTCTTTCAACAACTGGGTTGCCTCTGTGTGAGGGTCGTTGGTGAGGATCTGCGCAGTCTCAAACTCGGCGCTATTGACGAAACTCATCTGACCACGATGCGTGATGACTAGGTCACGGACAATGTTGGCTCGCTTGATGTACTCAGCGGAGGCAGCAGCCGGGTCGTTGGGATGCAGTTTGTCAGCACCATTAAGGTACTCAAACACTCTTGCACGGGAAGACGGGTCGATGCCACCACGATCAGTGGAGGACTCAAGGAGTGTGGCTAGGTCACCAAGGACAGTCTTGTCGAGGATAGGCTGTGCGCCGGAAGGCATCATCGCATACAGGCGACCAGCGGCACGAAGTCCGGCAGAGAAGCCCATACCGATGCCAGCACCTGCGCCAGTAGCATCACGATCATTCAGGTGAGCGATGATAGCGCCTGTGCCTCCGGAGATGAATCCATCCTCCCACACCACACGGGCTGTGTTGCGTACTACCTCCTCAAAACCGGACTGATGCGCACGGCGAAGCCAGGTGGCATCATCTACAAGTTCGTTCATACGGATCTTGGCGGCAGGATTGCCTTCCGCAATCTGTGCGAACCTAGCAGCCTCAGCCTCCATATCCATAGCAGTCTGGATGAAGATAGACCCGCCGTGACGAGAACCGCTTGTCGTGTTCTTGCCAAGAGCCTTCTGGATTCGACCGAATCCTGCAACAGAAGTCCCGACAGCATTCAATACTTCCGGGCGGATAAGCACGCTTGTCGTGAACCTAGAACCGGCAGCACCGACAACTCCAGCGCCACCAGCACCAGCAAGGGCTGCGGCAAGGATGTCACCCTCAATAAGCATCGCAAGAGCAGTTCCGCTGGCAGCGGCGGCGGCAGTTCCAGTCGCTAAAGCAGCCATACCGGGCTGACGAAGACCGAACCCTGCAAGCATATGGATGCCACGCTTGACAAGATTGCCTTCCACGACCCCACCCTTTCGGGCATTCTCAAAGAAGTCACCAAGACCTTGGATTGAACGACCAACAAAATTGGCGGCTACACCAGCGCCCTGCTGACCATACCCGGCAATAAGCCTGGCTCGCATAGCATTGATCTTGGCCTGCGTAGTGCCAGTAGCGGCATCTGGAATAACATCTAGTTCTGCCTGAAGTTTGCTTGCACGGGTGGCGAAGTTTTCATTCTTGGCGATGACCTTGCCCATACGCTTACGGATGACGGAGGCGGCGGCTGTCTGTCCGATTAGTCCAGTCTTTCGAGGGTCTGTAAGCGCAATGGCGATGACATCGTCATCTGTGAGTTCAGCGCCATATTTTGTCGTATTCTTGATCAGATCACGAACTGTGTCCACGGCTGTCTGGAATGCCACATCCTTAGTACCTGCGGCGATGCGAGCGGCATTAGCCTCAGCGGACAAAGCACGGAATCCCTGTGCAGCCTTTTCAACGGCAGCGGTTGCCTGAGCGGCCTTAGCGCCTACGCCAAACAACTTGGTCGCACCGATTGCAAGGGTGATCGGGTCTGCAAGGGCAGCAGCCTGCTGAAGGCGCTCATTCTGCAACTGACCACGGGCGGCACGGGCGGCTTCTTCCATACCCAATTTCGAGTACATCTGGGCGACAACCGGATCTGTCTTTATCGACACGCTGCGCCAGTTCTCCAGCCACTGGTCAATCTCTGCGTCAAGTTGCTGACCCGTCATCTCCTTGTAGGTATTTGAACCTTTCACATAAGCCTCAAAAGGAGACATAAATGCCGTATAAGCATTAGTAGCCGCCTGCGTCATAGGTTGAAACGATGTCGATGATGCGGCTCTATTAAGCAGAGCAAGGGGCGAGCGCTTGATGTTGCTCTCAGCCCGGAACATCACAGAGTTAGGATCTACGGAACTGTTGAAAAACTTGACCAGATTAGGAACAGACTGAAGGATGCCTTCGCCAAAATTAGCCAGGCGCTCAGCGGACATCTCAGGGCGGTAAGCACCTTCAGATTTCAGTTGGCTAAGTTTGCGGAAAGTAGCGATCATCTCAGGATCGGCATATTGCCCGAACCTGCTTGTGATATATTGAGCCTGCTTGCCAGGGTTGTCGCTAAGCGCAACAAGTTCAGGGCCGATCTTGCTGGCGTATTCGTGCGCCTTGACGAGGATTCGGTTTGCCTCATCACGCTGCTCTTGAGGCTTCATCATCCAGTTGTCAGACAGGACGAATGTATTGTTCTTGACCATCACATTGCCAAGCGTGCCTGCCGCAACCATAGTACCGACAGCACCTTCGGCAAAGCCACCAATGCCATATCCGGCCTCAACGACAAGATGAGAAACGCCTTCAAGCAGTCCACTGATGAAATGGCCTCCGTGACGATCCTTCCAGTCCGTGTATGCAAGCCAAGCATCACGCCTGGCAAGACCTTCAAGAGATTCAAGTCTAGTAGGATCAGCGTTGATCATCTCACCCTGACGGGCAAGAGGGTCTAGCATATCCACCATAAACCGGAGTTTGGTCATCGTGTAGGTATCCGTCTTTTGGCGGACATCCTTTTCGGTGGCTTCGGCTTGGAGTCGGGATACGATGTGCGGATCTACGCCAGCCTGAGAGGCGATAGCAATAAGGTCTTTTTCGGAAAGGCTAGAAGGACTCCAGTAACCACGATTCTGGCGCTTCTCGATCATATCCTGAATGATAGGTCGAATCTTGCCAAACGCATATCTGGCATCGTGGTCTGTGCGGGGCTTCTCTACATTGACAAGATACCAGGCGGCATCAGTGGGAGAGTTCTTGCCCTCCGGCAGGGTGGAACGGATATTGTTAATGAACCTGTTCCAGTCACCAGGATTGAAAGAGGCAGCAGCAGTCTTAAGGCTCTGCATCGTCCGCTCGTCACGCTTTACGACACCCGTAGATGTATCTCCTTTTCCAGTCCAGATCTCAGCGGCATCAAAGATGAACCGATTGATTTCCCGATATCCTTCAGACTTCGTGCGTGCCGTATATTCAAGCGTCCCGACCTGATACTGGGGATCGCTGTACATAGCCCCGGCTCGCTGACCGCCAGGAAGCACATACTCGAAAGGCTCCGTAGGAAAGCCGTTCTCATCCCTGTTCTTAGGGGGAGTTACAGTCTGTCCAGAAGGAGCAGCAACCTCTTGGTTTGGCTGAACCTCGCTAGAGGGAAACTGCAAAGAACCTTCACTCAGGTTTGTCGGCTTGATGGCATAGTCATCTGCCGAAAAATTCTGAGTGCCTGATACGGAGAAGTTGTTTTCCATTATTTAGAGCGGGGAGCAGAGTCTCGCAGGCGGAACACGACATCGCCATCCTTTACTTCCTTGTTGGCATCACCAAGTTGTCCGGCGTTCTGCAAGGTAGTCCACAGGGTGGCACGGGCTTCTTCGACTGCGGCAGCGTCAAACGAAAGTTTGTTGCCGGAGTCTTCGATGCCGAACTTTTCCATAAACCTGCGAGAAGCATCAGCAACTGCACGCTGCTGGTCTGCCTGATCCTTAAATCCATCGTCCTCAAGCGCCTGAGCCTGCTCTTCAAGCCCGGAAGGGGAGAACTTCATATCGTAGCCAAGCATAGACTTACGATACATATTATCAACGAACTTGGCTAGGGCGTTGGTGGAAGCCTCAAAGACTTCCTTGTCATCAATCGGGTCTAGCGTGTTGATGTATGTGATCGCTCGCTGGACGAAGAGTCGGTCAGAGTCAGAGAAGTTACCACCAGAGACAATGGCTCGGCGGAATGTGGCAACACCGAAGACCTGTTGCAGTTCTCCAGTAGCCCAGTTTTCCAAGTCCTTCGTCAACAAACGCATACGACCAGTATAATCCTGGTCAAGAGCATCTCGCTGTTCCAGCGTTTCAGCCATACCAAGGATGAAGTCAGTAGACTTGATCCAGCCTTCAGCCAGCGTATTGACTTCATTCTGAGCCGTAGCAGTAAGCGCACGAATACCATACTTAGATGGCTCCTTACCCTTGCGGATGATTTCGCTACCGATATGGACGAACGGCCCGATTCTCGGATAAGCGGCAACATCAGCACGCTTACGATCAGTTTCTTCTAAATTCGCCTTAATGTCCCTGGCTGTCTCAGCCCGGTTAGAAGCACTGCTGGCAGCAACAGTCTTGGCAATATCAAGTTTACCCTGCTCAGCCTTAACCTGATTATCAACAGCATCAATCTGCGCCTTGTATCGGTTCTCAATATCCTTGATGGCGCTCTCTTGGTAAGAGATAAGCATATTGGCGGCAGTACCAGTACCCTTCGTGACGATCATTCTGGCTTTGATTGCGGCGTGGTCTCGCTGTGCGTTACCAATGTCTTCCTGCATTCGTTGAACCAGGCGTGTGCGCTCAGTTCCAAGAGTGTTGATCCTAGCCTGTACAACCTCAGCAGTCTCACGGACACGCTCGATTTCGACACGCTCTGGAACAGCAGCCTGTGTAGCGGGAGCGGCAGCGGGAGCGGCAGCAGGAGCAGGGGCAGGGGCAGCGGCCTGTGTCTGTGCGCCAGTGGGAGCGGCAGCAGGCTTAGTCCCGGCTGTCAGCGCCGGAGAAACGGCGGGAGCGGCGGCGGCTTCAGGAGCAGCAGCCGTAGGCTTCTGCTTGGGGTAGCCGTACTTGTCGAAGTCAGCAGAAGTCGGAGCCGGAGCAGCAGGAGCAGATGTAGTCGGAGCAGGCTCAGATCCACGCTTCAATGTGGCATCAAAACGAGCCAGACTCTCAAAAAATGCACCACCCTGAGGAAGTCCATTGCTGTCAAAACTAGTACCTGTTCCGGTATAAGCAGCAAGACTAGGACGGGCAACAGCGCCAGGCGCAACAGGAGACCCAGGAACAGTAGGAATTGTGCTACCAGTAATGCCTGGAGCAGCGTTTCCGAATCCAGCGGCATTGTAAATTGTATTTAGATTGCCAGCCTCAGCCTCGGCAAGACGGGCTTCCGTGGTCAACTTCAGAGTCTGCGCACGCTTTAGATCAAGTTCAACTTGAGATGTAGCAGCCTCACGCTCCTGCGCTTCGATCTTTTTCTTCGACTCAAAGTTTGCAATGAATCGCTTGAGATCAACCCCTGTAAGTTTGTTGATATCTCCACCAGTCTTGTTGTAAAAATCGATAGCCGATGTATCCAGCATATCCTTGTTAGGATTATTTGGATTGACAGAAACTGTGCCATCGGGGTTTTTGATCAGGCTTCCGGACTTAACGCCAGCCTCAATCTTGGCCTTGTCACGCTGAAGAAATGGATCAAGAGAACCTTTCTGAATGGCCTCTTCTTCACTCTTCTTCTTGGCCTCCTCATAGCCCTGCACGACTGCCTGCCCAGCCTGGGCAAGACCCTGACCGATGGCAGCACCAGCCCGTCCGTAAGCCTCTACGAACCCGGGAGCGATCTGCTGAACTTGTTCAGACTGATACTTTTGGAACGGGGAGGGCATTAGACGGCGAGGTATTTAAAGCGAGGCTTAACAATGATGTCCATACTCATCTTGACGATGGACTTAAGGAAAGGCTTGTCGGAAATGAAAGCGGCGAAGCGTTCACCTTCCTCAGTGTAAAGTTCACGGAACCAGTCCGGGGCTTCGTTAAGAACCCAGTGACGGAAGACCAGCCATTCGGCAGAGTCTTTGCCGTAGACCTCACGGGCGACCCAGCAGAAGATAGCCGTACCAGCAGCCTTGCCAAGTCCAGCGCCAAGGCCACCAGCAAGACCACCCATAATGCCACCAGAACGGGAGGCATTGGCGGAAGCGATTGCCGTCTCCATCTGGATGCGGTTGGCACGGATGTTGGCGAGGTACTGGGATTCCGGCTGGAGGAAGGGAGACTGACCGACATCGGCGTACATCCCCTGAGCGCCACCAGCAAGACCCGTAAGGCTGTACTGCTGTGAGGCTGCGAAGGCAGGGTTCAGGAAGCCCTGAAGACCGATCTGTTGCTGTCCAGCACCCATCTGGTAAGCCTGCTGGGCAACGCCCTGACGCTGTGCAAGACGGCGCTGACCCATATTATAGGTGTTCAGAATCTCAAGATCGGAACCCTGGCGGCTAAATGTCATACCACGGGCGGCTGCGGCAGCACGGGCGGCTTGTTGAGCCTGATTGGTTTCCTGCTCGTTAAGGCTAGATCCGGCCTGGAGGTCAGACAAAGCCTGCTGTCCGAAGGTGCTGTAAATCCCACGGGTCGTAGGGTCAAGGGAGGCTAGGGCGGCCTGAGTGGACTGAGCGCCAAGGCCGGACAGCATCGAAATCTGGTCGGTGGCATACCGCTGCTGGAGTTTCTGGGCAGGCTCGTAAAGGTCGCCGTACAGACCCAGAAGTCCCTGCGAGGTGGCACGGAGGCCAGCCATACGAGCGTTGATGAGTTGCGGGGCGAGACGCTGCTCCATCTCCGCCTGCATCGGAAGCAGTTCTCCCTGCGCCCGGAGAGCGTTTCGGCCTTCGGCAAGATACTGCTGGTAGTCGGCCTCCGGGTTAGGTTTCGGTACTTTGGCTTTGCTTCCCATTAGAGTGCTTCGGTTAGGTTGATATATTTGTTAGAGATTTCGACCACCTTGTCGAATTGGACGGCCCATTTCTTCTGGTTCTCCCAGTTCGGGTAGCGGGTCTTGAACCGCCAGACCAGTCCGATGCGACCAGCGGCGTTCAGGGCGCACCAGTCCATTATGCAGATGTCTTGGTTCGGCTCGTCCTTCAGGGACACCCCGAAGACAGGGTTCAGGGCGGACTCGTCCCCGGAGTACGGGGTGGAGATAGGGTAGGCGACACCGACCCCGGCGATCCTGCTTTCGTCATACGAGACGAACAGGTAGTCGTGCAGGAAAGCCCAACGGAGGTAGTTCTTGGTGTCATTGATGCCGAACGCCTCCCTGCGACCCTTGTAGCGGTTCGCATCGACGAATGAGGCTAGTTCGGACAGGAGCATCAGGAGACTCGGTAACGGATGATGACGATGCCGTCAGCACCAAGTGTAGCACTTGGAGCGCCACCGCCACCACCGCCAGAATTGGCAATAGGAGCAACACCCTGACCACCACCACCATAGATGCCCGGAGCAGATGCTTTTCCAGCACCGCTATGACCTCCACCGCCGCCGCCGCCATATACACGGAGCGTTCCGCTGATGGAAGAACCATAGCCTTGGCCGCCGACACCGCCAGCGTCAGTCCACTTAAAGGTTTGCGTGGCTTGAGCGCCAGCACCACCGCCAGATCCAGTAAAGTTTCCACCGCCACCAGCAATACCAGATCCAGAAGTTCCACCATTGTAGCCACTTCCCGGCTGTCCTCCATTTGCAGTCAGAGGGCCGAAATAGGACGCGCCGCCTGTTCCGCTAGAGCCAGATCCGACTACGACAGTCATGGGCGCGGTACCCTTGGCGATATTGATGAAGCCAGTCACGACATCCCCGCCGCCACCACCACCGCCGTGTGGGTTAAAACTCGCGCCCGCACCGCCAGCCCCGACGACCAAGACTTCGATTTTACCTTCCTTGGTCAGCGAAGGAGTGAAAGTACCAGAGACAGTATAAGTGTGGATCTTATAGCCATCAATGGTCGTAATCACGCCTCCGCTAGCGTCAAAAGGGCTACCACCCACTGCCTTCCATTCAGTACCCGAATAGACTTCGGCCTGATCGAGTGTGGAGTTATAACGCATCTGACCAGCGACGGGAGTGCCAGGGCGTTGGCCTGTCGTGCCTACGGGGATTTTGACCGCAGATGTCGTGTTGAAAGAGGCTACTCCATTGACGGCAAGGCTGGCATCAAGGGTCGTATTGCCAGTGACTGTAAGGTTGCCAGTCAATGTGGCATCCTCGGCCTCGATGTCTCCGCCTACATCAAACTTCTGACCAGCCGCAGGGGTGACAGTGATATCAACGCCGGCACCGCCCGTGATAGACGAGGTAGTGATAGGGAGGTTGCTACCGAGCAGGTCTCCAGCCGTGGCCTTGCGGAGAGCCGAAGCGGACGCATCGTGCAGGAGTACCTGATCGCCGGAAGCGACAGTAAGCGCCGCAAGAGCCGTCTGGTCGGTGACGGCACCGGGGAGCAGGACAGCGCCGTTCGTCTGGTTGTTCAGGCGAGCCGCCGTGACCTGTTGCCCATCGGCGTAGGTTTCTGGGGATTGGATTTGAGCCATTTATTTGGTGGTTTGAGTCATTTGTCCAGGGACGACAGCCTCTACAGTCACAGACCTGACTGACGGGCGGAGGTTCTTAGAATTGAACTTCAGTTGGCAGTAATAGCCAGACTTTCGAGCAGGGATTCTCAGCGTAAAGTCCTCATCTGTATCCGATCCGTAACTGATGAGTTTTGTCGAGGTGTCAGGATTCGTGGTATCGAGCGAGATATCGACTGCACCTCCGGCTGGAAGCGCAGCGTCAATCTGGACGCTGGAGAAGCGTTTCTCCCTGTTGGTCTGGAAGGAGTAAGCCCTGGTGACGAGTTCAGCGTCAATGTTGATCGGCGTGAACTCAAGGGGGCTGAGTGTCGCCGGGATGTAGAACGGGAGGACAGGGGTGCCGCTGGCCTGACCGAACTCATCGTAATCGAGTTCATCCAGCAAGAACAGACCCTGCTTGTCGTTCACCATGAACATACGGCGGCGGTTGCCCTTCT